GAAAATTCTATTAATGAACTTGTTAAAAATTTATCAAATGATATAGAAAAAAAAATTAGAGAAGATATTACTAATAATATATTGATGAATATAACAACAAAATCTATTTATGGGTTGGATGATATAAAAGATTTTGGTAAACTTGATGAAGAATCAACAGATATATTTATAAATAATGTATATCCTATATTGCGTTATAAAGGTAGAGTAATACCCAAAGGTCATGGTAGAGGAATAGATGATGTTTATATTACTAATATTATTGATGGTTTATTATTGAGTAACGATGATATATTATTATTAGCATTATTATCAATAAAATATGGTGTAAATAATGGTTTTATTCTATCTGAAAATTTTATTAAATATTTGGTTCAAAATAATTATATTGATGATGGTTTCCAGACTAGCTTTTTACAGAACAAATTAGATAAATCCTTAAAACGTTATTTTGCCAGCGTTCATGATAATAAGATAAAGGCTTTTGAATTTGATAAGTTATTAGAAAAATATAAAGAATTAGAAGTATTTATTAATAATAATAAAATAGAACTAGATGAAGCAAAAGATAAATACGAAATTTCAAATGATGAAAATGGTATGTATAAAGCTGAAATAAAAGAACTAATAAAACTAATAAAAAATACAGAACTAGAAATTAATAAACAAAAAGAAATAATAATAGATTTAGAAGACAAAAATAAAAATTTAGAAGAAGAAATTATTAAACAATCTAAAAAATTAAAAGAAATAAAAGAAATAGAAATATTAAATTTAGAAGAAGAATATAATAAGCTATTTACTGTTTTTACAGAAACTAAAGATGAACTTAATAAAACAAAAGAAGAAAATATTAAACTATCTGACGAATGGCTAATATTAAAAGATAAAACAATAGCAAAATTTGAAGAGGATAATTATAAACTCCGTATGGAAAAAGATAAATTAATAAAAAATAATAATGAATTGAAAAAAGAACTTGGAAAAATTCTAAAAGAAAATAATAATTTAATAGAAGAAAATAAAAATGTTAATTCAAAAATAATAAACTTGGTAGAAGATATAAAAAACACGTCAAAATGAAAATTATTAGAAATAAAAAAATAAATATTACAATAATATTAATTATTTATTACTTTTGATTTAGAAAAACTTATTGAAAATATATTGGAGGTGGGAAAACTTTTATTTTAATAATAAATAATATATAATATTTTACAAGTAAATATAATATTTTTACTTGTAAAATACTTAAAGACATAAATAGTACTATTATTAATGACAACAATTAAAATAGACAATAAAAAATATATTATTGGTGAATATATTTTAGAAAATGCTCTAATTTATTCTAAGGGTGCTCGTGGTTCACGTGATTTAATTAAAAAAAAAGTTATTGATAAATCAAAATATATTTTTGCTAGAAATATCAATGATGTGTGGACTGTTAATGATGGTAAATCAGTGAAGTTTGATAAAGTATTTTTTGATAAAACTTTTATTAAAACTATTCCAGAGTTAAATAATAGTGCTAATATTACTGATGATAAAGGAATAGAAAGAGCGCCTGATATTATTATATTAAATGATAATGAAAAATTTAAAGATCATGAAGGAAATATTCTTGAATTAGAAACACGAGGTGAAAGAACATTTAATAAGATTTATTTTAAGGTTAAAGATGTTGCTAAAGAATTTGGAATGAATAATCTACAAGATACAATTTTAGATAAAAGAAATTATTATGAAGAAATTACAGATTATACATATTTTAATTGTAAAAAGACAGTGATTCACTGTAAGAAATCAGATAAAAATTCTAATGTAAATACAACTGTAAAAAAAGAACTATTTTTAACATATAGCGGTCTTCTTAATGTGTTAATTCTATCAAGAAATAAAAAAACAAAAAATTTTATTAAATGGGCAACAGAAACCCTATTTACTATTCAAATGGGTACAACTCAACAAAAAGAAGAATTAGTTGGTACTGTGTTAGGTGTATCAGCACGAGTTATTAAAGAAGTATTCAATACAGCTACAAATACATTACCATGTGTTTATTTATTTACATTAAATACAGTTAAAAATCTTCGTTCTAGTATGAAATTAGATACACAATACAATGATGATAGTATTGTATGTAAATATGGTTTTACAAAAGATTTATCTAGACGAACTGGAGAACATATTGATACATATAAGAAAATTGATAACATTGAATTAAAACTAAAATATTATTCATATATTGATCCACAATATATTTCAAAAGGAGAAAGCGATATTAGATTATTTATGAATGCTCTAAATATTAATCTTAATTATGAAAATATGGAAGAATTAGTTGTAATCCCTAAAGAATTAATTACACTAGTTCAGAAACAATATGAAATGATAGGACGAAATTATATGGGACATATTAGCGAACTTGTTACAAAGATTAAAGAATTAGAAGACATGTATGAAAAACAACAATTAAATCATACAATTGAAATGCAAAAAGTAGAACATAATATGCAAAAAGTAGAACATAATAATATTATTTTACAAAATAAATTAGAAATGCAGAAAGAAAAACACGATCATGAATTACTAAAGAAAGAAGTTGAAATAATGAAAATGCAAATAAAAAAATAAAAAGACGACGCACGAGAAAGTAAAATTTTATTTACTTTTTTCTTCGCTATTAGATGTTGTAAAAAATAGGACTTTATCCACCTCCAATATATCCAATAATTCTATATATAAACAAGCCAGTAAAAATTGATTTAAATATATTATGTAAATATATTTAAACTACTTAATGGCAGCTAAAAACACATTATATCAAAAAATGCAAGCTTTAAAAAATAATCCGAACACTTCTAATTCTGGTACTAAATGGACACCCAAAGAAGTAATTGAATTATTAAAAGAAGCTAAAAATAAAGATAGTATTTCTGACATGGCTTTAAATCATAAAAGAACGGTTGGAAGTATTAACATGAAATTATTATCTATTGCCGAAAGTTTTATTACAAATGAAGGACAAGATATAAAAGATGTTTCTAAAATAGTTAATATTTCCGAACATTTAATTTTAGTTCATATAAATTCTGTAAAAGAAAAAAATGGGAATAAACCAAAGAAAAATAAAATAATAGAGGAAGAAGAAGAAATAAAAAAAGAAATTATACTTAATGAAGAACAAAATAAAGCAGTTGATATGTTTAAACTTAAAAAAAATATTTTTCTAACTGGATTTGCAGGAACTGGTAAGAGTGTAACAATTAGTAAAATTGTAGAATATTGTAAAATAAATGATATTAAAGTTGGTATAACTTCTACTACAGCATCATCAGCTTTAATAATTGGTGGAAAAACAATGCACTCTTTTTTAGGTATTGGATTAGGTAAAGAATCAGCATCAGTTCTTGTAGATAGATTAAAAGAAAAAAACATGTTTTATATTTTTAAAAAATTAAGAGAATTAGATGTATTAGTTATTGATGAAATATCGATGTTAAATGATGAATTATTTGATAAAATTTCAGAATATTTATGTTTAATTAGAAAAAATAAAAAACCATTTGGAGGACTACAAGTTATATTAACAGGTGATTTTTGTCAATTAGAACCTGTTGAAGGAAATTATTGTTTCAAATCTAAAGAATGGGATAGATTAGAACTATCAAATATATATTTGAAAAAAATGATTAGACAAAATAATGATAAAGAATTTCAGAAAATGTTATTAGAATTAAGATATGGTAATTGTTCTGATGAAACTTTTGAAAAATTAAAAGGATTAAATAAGACAGAATTTGGAGAAATAAAACCAACTAAATTATATTCTATTAATCGTGATGTGGATAAAATTAATAATAAAGAATATAAATTATTAATAGACGCAGGAGCAGAAAAAAAACAATATGATATAGAATATAATTGTAAGAAAAAAGATAAAGAGAAAACTGAAAAATGGGCTAAAAATATAGAAATACCCGAGACAATAGAATTATGTATTGGAGCACAAGTTGTTGTGACAGTTAATATCGACCAAGAAAAAGAAATTATTAATGGAACACGGGGGATAATTGTTGAATTAAAATCAAAAAGTATTTTAATAAAAAGAATAAATGGAAAAATTATTGAAATAGACTATTTTAAATGTGTAAATACTGAAAATTCTGATTTATTTGTATCTTACATGCCTTTAAAATTAGCATATGCAATTACTATTCACCGTTCTCAAGGAATGTCATTAGATGCAATTGAAATTGATATAGGTGATAAAATATTTGCAGCAGGACAAGCATATACAGCACTTTCACGAGCTAAAAATTTAAAAAGTATCAAAATTAAAGATGTGATAAAAGAAAGTTTTATAACTAAAAAATCAGTAATAAAATTTTATAAAAAGTTGGAAGAGGTATCAGACAATATAGAAATATAATATATGGAATTTATTTTATAAATGTGTAGTTTAGAATATTAAAAGTTTAGAATATTATAATATTTACCTTTTCCATAATAATATTATTAAATCAATTTTATAATAATTTAAATTATGTCAGATATAGTTATATTTATTGTGTTATTTTGAGGGGGGGGTACACCTACGTCAAAATAAATATCTAATACGATATATACATGGATTTTAAAGAATTTTTAATTAAATATACAACTATTAGTAAAAAATTTATTGAAGACTTTCATAATATTATAAAAGAAGATTATTTTGAAAAATATTATGATTTTTTAATAGATAGTGAAATATTAAGAAAATGGTTACAAATAACAACACATAAAGAATTTAAAACAACAATTAAGCATAGTTATAAAATTAATGTTGATTATAAATTAGAAAAAATTAAAAAAACAGAAGGCTCGGGAGGACATAATCGCGAAGTTATTATATTAACACCAGAAGCAGCTAAAAAAATATGTTTAATGAGTAAAAGTAAAATTGGTAATGATATTCGACAATATTTTATTGACTTAGAAATAGCTTTTTATAAATTTAAAAATTATATTATTGAAGGAATGAATAATAAAATAAAACAATTAGAAAATAATCAAAAGCCTAAAATAAATTCTAGTAAAGGTTTAATATATGTTTTTAGAGCACTTAATATTGAAAATGCAACATTATACAAAATAGGACGAACTATAAATTCTAAAACTCGTTTCAATTCACATAATTCTCCATTAGCAAATGATTTAGAATTAATAATGACATATGAAGCCGATAATATAGAACAATTAGAAAGCTGTATTAAAGTTATGATGAAAAAAGCTCAATATCGGAAATATAAAGAAATATATGAGGTGGATTTAGATATTATAAAAAATGTAATCGACGACTGTGATGGTAAATTAAGTCAAATTAATAATATGATTGATAAAAAAAATAAAAAACAAAAAGGTGGTAAAATAAAAAACATAACAAAATCTGATAAAATTTTTATGTTAATACCTGCAAAATAAATTATAGTTTTTAAACTCATGTTATTAATTTTTATAAAAGTATCAAAATTAAAGATGTGATAAAATAAAGTTTTATAAAAAGTTGGAAGAGGTATCAGATAATATAGAAATATAATACATGGAAATTATTTTATAATTGTGTTAAATAATTTAATTTATAAACAAAATGAGGTAAATTAAAAATACGGATTTGGTAAATCACTATTATATTTAATTTTGCATTGTTTGTTTTATACACTATGTAGTTTAGAATTTAAAAATTCACCTTCATGTATTAAATTACCTTTTTCTCCATAATATTTACCTTTTCCGTGAAATCTATCATTTTGATAATCTCCGTCATATCGTAATTGTCCATCAGTATAATTTTTGCCTTTTCCGTGATAATTATTATTTTGATAATCTCCATCATATTGTAATTGTCCATCGGTATTATAATTTTTACCTTTTCCATGACGTTTACTATTTTCCAAATCTCCATCATATTGTAATTGTCCGTTTTCATAATATGATTTACCTTTTCCATGAGGTTTATTATTTTCCCGATCTCCATCATATTGTAATTGTCCGTTTTCATAATAATATTTACCTTTTCCGTGATATTTATTATTTTGATAATCTCCATCATATCGTAATTGTCCGTTTTCATAATACGATTTACCTTTTCCATGATATTTATCATTTTCCCAATTTCCATCATATCCTAATTGTCCGTCGGTATAATAATATTTACCTTTCCCGTGTTTATTACCATTTTGATAATCTCCGTCGTATTGTAATTGTCCATTTTCATAATATGATTTACCTTTTCCGCACGGCTTGCCGTTTTGATAATCTCCATCATATTGTAATTGTCCGTTTTCATAATATGATTTACCTTTTATGCACGGTTTGTTGCATAAAAAATCTCCATCATATCGTAATTGTCCGTTTTCATAATAATATTTACCTTTTCCATGATATTTATCATTTTCCCAATTTCCATCATATCGTAATTGTCCGTTTTCATAATAATATTTACCTTTTCCATGATATTTATCATTTTCCCAATTTCCATCATATCGTAATTGTCCGTTTTCCCAATATGATTTACCTTTTCCACACGG